CCGTTCTCACCGGCCCACGCAGTGCCTGTGCCGAGCGTATCGACCAGGACCTTATAGTCCGGGCTCGACGCCGTCACGACCGAGGCGACCTGGCGCATCGGCGAGACGTTGGTGAGCTGCGTGATGATGGCGCGCGAAATCTCCTCCGGCACGGCGTAGCCGCCCGCAGCAGAACCGCCCGAGCCGGTCGTGTATACAGCCTTGCGCTCCGCGTCCTGGAGGGCGGCGATCGCCTTCTGGTCGCGCGGGCTGCGGATGTAGTTCACGAAGGCCGACTTGTGCTCGTCTTCCTTCTTGCCCTCGCTCGAGCCAGACACGACGAACCGCGCAGCCTTTGCTGCGGCATCTTCGGCCGACTTCTTGGCCTCGATGGCGCTGTTGAGGGCGCCGTCGATCTTCTCGAGGATCTCCTTGCGCTCGGATTCCGAGCGGCTCTTCGTGGCAGCGTCGGCAGCCTTGAAGGCTTCCCACTCGCGGCCGAGCGTCTCGATGACGCTCTTGATCTCTGTGGACATTTTCGTTTCTCCTAAAAAGAAAAAAGGCCCTTTCGGGCCCTGGGGTTTTTGCTGCGTTGCGCTTCCGGTCAGTCTCGGAGTCTTCCGAGAAGCTCCTGGAGAGCGGCGGTCACATCGTCATCGACAGTGGCGTCGGTCTCTGCGTCACGCAGATCCGAGTCACCGAAGCCATGCGCTGTGATCTGCTTGGCTTCTCGACGAGAGAATCCGGCGTCACGCAGGAACCTCTCGAAATCTTTGGGCGAGCTGATTGCGTCAGCCTTGACGCCGGTGATGCGCGCCTCGGAGTTGGCCGGGAATGTCACCGGCGAAACCTCCCAGAGCTGCACATCGGTCAACACGCGCGAGTCGTTCTCGCGGTCGACCTGGTAGGTGCGGGTCGTGTAACCGATCGACAGCCCGGTCAGCGCGCCGAGCTTGATCAGCTCTCGCGCCTCTTTGCCGCGCTGCGTCTCGGCGAGCTTCCCCTTCACAAAGAGACCGCGATCATCCTCGCGCATCTCCGTCCAGACACCGATCGGCTCGTCGGGGTTGTGCTGCCAGAGAAGCGCGGGCATCCGGCCGGAGGCCTTCGCCTCCTCGAGCGACTTCGCGAACGCGCCAGGCGCGACGATGTCGCTGTAGCTGTCGAGGTTTCCGAAGACGGAGCCGTAGCCCTCGATCACTCCGGAGTCGTCGATCGCCTTAATCTCGGCGGCGACGTTGAATCGTTTCGTGTCCATTGCGTGTCCTCATGCCGCGCCAGGAGGCGCGACGTCTGAAAGTTCGGTTGGTGCGCCTGCCGGGCGCATATTCATCGGCTCGAGGTAGATGTCGCCCTCGTCTATCGGGTTCAGATCCTCGAGGCGACGGATGTCGTTGACCGAGAGCCATCCCCAGTTGCGCCCGATCGCGTAGGCGTCGTATCGCGACTTGATGTCACCGCGCAGCAGTCCCTCGGCGGAGAGCTTCGGGAAGTAGACGTTCGGCGCCGTAATCAGATCCCGCGTGATCGACTGCTCCCATCGCGCCATCCAGGGCCCGATGCAGTGCGCCAGGAAGTCGAGCGACTGGTGCTCGATGTTCGAGAACGTCGCGCGCGAGAGATCGCCGATCATGTGCGGAGGGACACGGAACAGGCCCGCGATCTCCGAGCGTTGAAACTCGCGCGTCTGGAGGAACTGCGAGTCGTCGTTCGAGAGCGAGAGCCGCTCGATCGACATGCCCTCCTCGAGGAGCGCGGTGCGGCGGGTGTTGCCGCTGCCCGCGTAGGCCGAGTTCCAGGTGTCCTTCAGTCGCCCCGCGGCCTCGGCCGAAAGCTTCTGCGGATGCTTGAGAATCACTCCAGGCGTCGCGTCGTTCCGGTAGAACCGACCCGCATATTCCTGGGTCGCGTAAGCGACACCGATCGCATCGCGACCGGCCTCGATCACGCCCTGCGGTTGCACGCCGTCGCTTGTTCTGTATCGAAGCGTGAAGACGTCCTCGGCGAGCAAGGTGATCGTGTCGCCCTGCTCTCTGCGTAGCTCGTAGACGAGCTGCATATCCGGGAGCTGCTTGATAGTGATGCGATCCGGGTGTAGCGGAATCAGCTCGTCTACGATGTTGGAGGCGCGCGAGCGCCAGTTGATAAACGCGAACCCGGCGCCGCGAAGGAGCGCGTGTTCGGTCAGCATTTCGCGAAACTCCTGCGCGGTCTGCCAGGAGTTCGGGCGATCGTGCAGAAGGATCTGGAGAGGATGCTCGGGAGCGCGCTCGCGTCCACCATCGGCGCGGCGGCGGTACATGTTGAGCGGCATCGAGCCGATCGTCTCGGCGATCACGCGCACGCACGCATACACGGCGGCGACGCGCATCGCGGTCCGCTCGTTGACGTGCACGCCCGATGCCGAGCTTGTGCCCTCGAGGCGCATGATCAGACGGTCGAGCGCCGTCTGTCCCGCGCTCTTCCGGCGCAAGATTCGATCGATCCAAGCCACAGAGAAACCTCGCTAGAGTGTAAGGATGCCGCGCTCTTCGTAGACGCTGGGCCCGTTGACGGTCGGCGCCGCTTTAGCGGCCGCTCCGATCGCCATCGCGAGAGCGACCATGCCGTCGATGCGGCCGGTCGCCTTCGCCTTGTCGAGCTTGCGGTTGCCCGCAGCATCGCGTGTCGCGACGGCATTCGCCGCGCACCAGGTCAACACCGGGTGTCCGCCATGGAACACCCGCTCCGCCATGAGCTCACCCTCGAGCGCGTCGAGCGCCGGAGCCATGTCCCGATAACCCTGTCCGAACTCGACAAGCGGTAGCTCGCGGCCGATCCTGGAGAGTTCGGTCTTGAAGACGTCCATCCGCCACCGATCGAAGGCGATCGCAGCGACGTCACCGTCGTCGCAGAGTTGGCAGAGCTGCTCGGCGACGGTTGCGTAGTCGACGCTCGCGCCAGGCGTTGCCACCAAAAACCCGCGGTCTCTCCAGACGTCATACGGTGCGCGATCCCTCGAGGCTCGATCCGTCAGACCGAGCGCCGGTGCAAAGAAGATCGGCCGGACGTGCCAGGCGCCCGAGCTGTCTCGAGCGACGGCGACCATCGCGGTCAAGTCGTTACGCGCCGACAGATCGAGCCCGACGTAGATCGGGTTCTCGTAGAACGCCGCGTCGTCCGGCTCGCGACTGTTGCGGAGCCAGATCGCCCGAGGGACGAACGGCGCCGTCTGGTCGACGCGCTGATTCAACACGAGGTTCCGATACGAGCTTTCGCGAGACGGCATTCGCTTCGCCGCCGCCGCTTGCTCGCGCACCTCGGTCGGATTCAAGAAGTCGCCGAACGCGGGATTTGCCGCCCGCATCGCATCCTCGGAGAACGGGTCCATCGACTCGTCCGCCGAGAACATGAAGAGCTTCGTCTTCGGATCGGCGCCGGTTTTCGCGTCGTCGATCAGCACCGAGAGCAGATCCGCATCCGTCGGCGCCTGGGTCGAGATCACAATCGAGAGCGGCTCTGCCTGGGCGCCGCTTGCGGTCTCGAGCGCCTCGTAGAGTTCGCTGCGCGGCCCCTTCACCTGGCCGAGCTCGTCGTGCACGGTGAACACCGGCGACAGACCGTAGGCCGTCGAGGCTTCTGCCGAAAGCGCCCGGTATAGTGTCCCGAGCTCCTGGCAGTAGAGCTGCTTCGCCGTGTCCCTCACCGCGACAACCGCGTTCAGATCCGGCGACATGCGGACAATCTTCGCGGCAAGCGAGAACAAGATCGCCGCCTGGTCGCGCGACTGCGCCGCCGAGAAGAGCTGCGAGTTCGCTCGAGCTTCCGGGCCGCAGAGGTGCAGCAGTAGCAGGAACGCCGAGATCGAGGTCTTGCCGTTCTTGCGGCCGAAGCTGACGATCGCTCGTCGCGTCGGCGAGTCGTAGATGCCGCGGATGATGTCGCGCTGCCAGTCGCGCAGCTTGACGGGCTGACCTACCAGGGCGCCTTCCGGCACCCGGCACGCCGCCTCGATCCAGGCGACGTTGCGATCTCCTCGTGTTAGCTCCCGAACTCCCAGGGCTTCTTCGTCGCCGTCCGATCGCTTGCGGTTGCTGCCGCGCGGGCGCCGTATCTGCTCTGCTGCGTGAGCCGCATCTTCGTCGCCAGGCTTGCGAGCTGTCCGCCGATCTTCACCTGGAGGCTGATTAGTCGGTCGTAGTCGTCTAGGCATTCCGGGCCCACTTCGCGCAGCTTGGCTGCGACGCGCCTCGATTCCGACTGCACGACGCAGTACTGCTCGAGGAGGCCGAGGTTGTCGGCGCCGAACCAGTCGGCGGGCTTCGAGGAGACAATCTCGCGCCAGATGGCGCTCTGCTCGTCTGTAAGCCGGTCGGGCGGTGCGACCCTCTCCTGGGGTGCTACTCGCACGACAGAGAGGCTCTCCGCGCTCCTGCGTCCGCGCTGCTGCATGTTCGGGTTCCTTGCCGATTAGCACATGACAAC